AGTTCTGGTAAACGGCCTGATCCCATATTTAAAAAGTTTACGCCATCTGCCACACGATCTGTTCCGAACGTATTTGCATAACTATGCAATGCTTCAAAGAACATAAAAGTTTCATCTGACATGCCTTTTGGACGATGAACAGGTCCAGCTTCACCAATCCCTTTTGTGGAAAGATTATAAAGTTTTAGTAGATTTGCGAGGCCATCTCCTTGTATTTGCAAATCACCACTTGCAACGCCATCAAGAGTAGCTTTGAACGAGGCGGGTAAAATATTTCCGTTTACCATCACATTAAGAAGCTGACTATTCCCTTCTATTGTTGCGACAGTCTCACTGTTTGCCCATCCTGTAACATCTGTACGAATACCAGCAGCAGCGAAACCTGCATCGAGTCTGGCTTCTGCCTTTGCCCCTGTAGCATTAGAATTACCACCAGCTACATTTTCCATTAGATTTGCGACAGCAGCAGCTTCAGCCTTATCTGCTAAGCCTTTGGCCCATACTCCATGTAAAACACTTATCTGATTAGCAATCACACGACGAGTTGCAATATTGCCAATGCTATCAAGCTGATCTTGATCAATAAGTCTTGGCGACATTTCAATAGTAAGTTGACCATCATCACCAAGACTAGATGAAGGGACACTCATAGTTGGGATAGAATCATTAGCATTTCCTGTAAGGAAAGCGCGTCTCAAGGCAATGACGCCATCTTCATCACCAAGTTTCAGTAAACGATCAACCTCACGATATGCAATCTCACCGTAGTAGGCTTGATCAACTTGGTCTGTAATACTCTTAATAAATTGATCTGTAAGCCCATCTTCAGTACCAGTTTCACGCATATCAGCAAGGATAGCTTCACGCATAGCATTAGCACTGCCATACTGATTGTTCTGTACTAATGCTCTAACAGTATCGACCTGATCTGCGTATTGAATCTGAAGATTTTCAAGACGGATGCGTTCTTGCTCTCGTGATTCCTGTAGCAGCATTGCGTTGTAATGCTGGTTTTGAACATCAGTTGCGCTGTCGTTAATTACACGATCAGTTAAGAACTGAAACTCATCTGGTACAGCATCACGGAACCCAGAGATAATCTGCTGGGATTTTGCCATAAATTCTTCAGATGTTTTTGATTCGCTTCGTGCATTTATTAGTGCTGTTTCAACATCAACTTTGAATGCTCTTGCATAATCACGCTCAAGGATAGGGCGAGCCGCGTTCCGTGCAACGCGGCTCATATCTTCTGTTATATCTACAAACTGTAATTTATTGTCTTCACCACGTATTGGAGCAGTCAATGCAGCTTGACGACCAAACTCACGTTGCTCAACAACAGCATCACGATACATTTGATCTGCAATGCGATTGCTTGCACGCTGCATTGCTTGGCCGACAATATTGCTACCAGTATCTGTGCTGACTTGACGAACGCCTGCGGTAAAGATTTGGTTGCCTTTAGATTTGATTACACCAGCCATTACGTAGTCTCCGTTGACCCCGGCGTTACATCTTTAAACCGAAGGTGATTAACATACCCAGAAGACAGACCATCTAATAAAATTGCTCTTTGTTGATTAGTGCCTCGCGCACGAGCAACAGCAGCTTCAAGATTTGATGATGCAATCGCATTCAACGTATTCATTGTATTACGCGCTACATCAGTCCCAGCATCTCTACGAAGCCGCCGATTAATAGCATCGATGCTGCGATCATCACGACCCATAAAGCCAGCGACAGCAGCATTAGTTGAGAGCGCGACAGAAAGCTGATCGAGCCTTTGATTGTGTCTTTCAAGGCCCATTAGCTTTGCGTTTTCTGCTTGGCTTTTTGCTTGTTGTGCGCGATTACGAGCTTCAGCAGAAGCATTCTGCATTTGGTTGATGGTGCTAAAAGTAGTAAATGCAATCAGAAACGGGTCCATTAGATTGTCATCTCCATCACAAGTCCATTCAATGACAACGACATTGGCGCTGATTGAGAAACAGTTACTGTTGGATCACGGTCAAAACCCAAAACAAAAAACTCTTTTTTGCCAGATATTGCTGTACGTGCAACGCTGAAATCATCATTCACATTACGAATAACTAAATCTGTGCCGTCAACAGACACAGACAGCGTATCAACAAGATCAAGAATGACAGACGTAATTCTACGAGGTTTACCTGTCATTGGACCATTTTGGACATTCCCATCTATTGGCAATGTTTTCATAGTCGGTGTAAATGCTAATCCTATAGATGCGGAAGAAGCAGTAGCGTCAACAGCAGATACATCAACATTGCCAGAAGCTACAGTAAACTCGCCAAGATAATCTGTGCCATTTACAACTTTGACTGTAGCTCCATTACTAAAATTTGAGCTTACACTGAATACACCAGAACTTCCGCTATAGGTTTTACAGTAGTCCATTGGCTGATCAGCTTGAAATTCTTCAATATAGAATTTGTTTGTTCCGCTACCATTATCGCGCACAGTAGCTGTGAACAATCGAGTTCCAACTGCACAAACTGAATGAAAACTACCTGTTGTATTCCAACGCATCCAGCCCTGTCTTTTATCCGCTCTCATAGAGTAAAAGACAGTTAAATCGCCATCACTTCCAACATAGAAAGCAAAACTCTCAGGCTTATTCATTGCGCCCTTTGAGACTGCTTGTTGCCACGGCGTTGTAATCAAATGTGATGACAACACAGACAATTCGGTTGATACATACGCACCTTCAGAATCGCTGAAGATATATTCTCGGACAGCATTACCAGCCTTTTGCACATGCAAGGTTGCGCCATCCAAAGGCTCCGGCCTTACAAAGTTAGAGCCAAAAGGTGTTTGTCTTCGAACTCGTGCTGTGGCTGGTGTAATTGGAGTTGTTGTAAATGCGGGTATGAAAAACTCTGATTCACTAGCAAAGATTTGCAAATCACGATTTGATACAAGATGACGGATTTGATCGAACGTACCAATCGCACCAGATATATCAATCGAATCATCATCGTTGCCATCGCCAACATCAAAGTTAAAAAAACGATTACTTTTAGATGCCCAAAGATGATTGGGTTGTGCTTGAGTGCCAGCAAACCATAACCGTCCTTCATGGAAGGTCACGGCGGCAGGATACCCACGCAAGGAGGAATACGACTGCTCAGCCCACTCAGTAGTAGCTGCGCCTGTCGCAATACGTGGAGAGCCACCTCCTACCGCCGTGCTGGTGGCACTTGCAGCGGCTGTGATTTCATAAGTATTTTCATCCAACACAGCCGAAACAGTTCTTGTTCCATTTATATTTGAAGCAGCAATACCTCCCACTGCTGCTGCACGATCAATAACAACAGATGCAGTAGCAGTTAATCCATGTAGTGCATGAGTAACTAAAACCGTACTGCTTCCTTCAACAGTTTCCAAAGCATCAATGGCAAGCTGTCTGCGTAGTGTACCTTTAATAGTTGCCGTAACTGTTGTGTTGTTTGTAAAGCCAGTGATCAAAGCATCAGTAGTACCGATGCGTAATGTTGTGCCAACATGACCGCTTTCAAAATATGCAGCACTAGATGTAAGCGTTGCTCCACTACCAGTGGTTGCGTTTGATGAAAGCGTTACCCCAACATCTTGAAAGCTATGGTATGGCTGGAATGTGAGATTATCATCAGACGATTGCTCGAAGGCAAACGTATCTACTTGGAATGTTGTTAAGCCGGTACGTACTAATTTACGAATTGGAAAAGTCGTATGGCAAATGAACATTACATCACCAGCTTGAGCAAATGTAATCTCACCTAGCTTTGCTTGTGTCCACGGTAAAGCTGCTGCACCAGAATCAGCCGTCAATGCTTGGATATGCGATACAGTCCCGTCAGTTAAAAGACGATAAATATCACATCGTAAATTTGAAAATGCGATGATGTATTGCTCATCATCAGAAAACACAAACGGCTCAAGTCGAAGCTGCATTCCTATAGCACTGCCAGAATATGTTACAGCGCTTTCAGCTTCTGCCCAGATTCGAGTGCCAGCACGTTTCTCCAGACCACCTTCAGAGCGGATAAAGAAATTGCGCAGCGTTTGAGCGGCGCGATTATAGACTTGAGAATCAGTGCGTGAGAGTAAGTTTGGACTAACTTCACCGTAGTCGAAGCTGGTCAGCGGTACTCTTATTCGTGCCATTAACTACGCCTTTCAACTTTAAACCTGTTCGTTATCAGCTTGCGCGTAGTTTGTTGTTGTGAATCCAACGTGCGTGCTTGGGACATGGCAAGTTTAGCTTTCTCATCCATGATTCTCATCAAGCCATCATCACGTGCAATAGCCGCAGCAAAGATAGAGGCAAGTTGATATTCAACAGCTAAAGTAAAGTATGAAGGCCAAGTGTTCTCATTAGCCCTAAAAGTAAAATCTGCTACAACTTGATCAGCTTCATTTGTATCAGCAAATGCTTTGTCACCATATACAGTATAATCAACCACTAAATCATTTACTGTTAAAGCATGAAGCATCAACAAACTAGCAGGAAGCTGATAAGCCTGATCAAAGCGACCAGTAGGTTCATCAGACAATAAATTTAAAACTTCTTGATTAGTAGCAAACCGCCATCGAGCCATACATAAAGATGATCGTGTTACATCTTCGTACATGTTGTTAGCGACAGTAGCTTCTGTGCTTGAATCATCAAACGATGAAATCGGGTTGGCCCCGATTAGTGTCAATGCACGAGCGGCGATATCAACAGATGAGTTTGCTGCGCTTGATGTCATCTAATGGTTTGGACGGCGAGTGTCCGGTATACCCAGACCATAGGTCGCTCAACCGCTGGGAAACACCCGCCGCCCAATCTCCTTAGTCGCCGTCAGTTTCGACGATAGCCGTGCCGTCAGACACATCGACAACTGTGCCTGTGTTCGACAGGACATTTACCAGATTAGTGGTCGGTGTATTTGAATCCACTACAATGATAACGTCACGAACAGCAAGCATATTTGCGGCATCGTTAAAGTAACCCTCAGTGTTTACAGTAGCGATTGCATCAGTCGAACTGTAAAACCAGAGATCACCATTTGAAGCCCCGCCGATGCGAGTCAGATTTGCTGCACTATAAGCCATATCTAATCCCCTCCTTAGTTATTATCGAGGACTTCGTAGACACCATTGTCATCAATGACAACAGCACCCATCGACATCATCGAAACAGTGAGGTGAGATACCTTCTCAGGGACATAATTCACTTCAGTCGAAACTTCAGCATTTACCCCGATACCAACAGCATTCTGGTGGTAAGCAATATTTTTACCAGCAGTGATTGCCGATGTTGAGAAGATATTGAAGCCAAGGAACTGCTTCATAGTCATGCCACCTGCAAATGGCAGATTCTGCTCACCAACAAAGTCAGACGATGCAAACTCGTTGATAAGGAACAGATCAGCAAAACCTTTTGGGTGCATCGCAAGATAGCGTTGACCGTCTTCTGGCACGTTAGCCGTACCAAAGGTTTCAAACAGAGTAAGCAAATCAGCCTTCGCAAGAGCTGATCCAGTGTCATGGATTTGGGTCGAGTTCGCACCAGCATCCATTGCAGTATAGATAAGCTCGTCAGTCTTACGACCAAGCGCAGCAGCAGCCGATGTGGCTACAGCCTGACGCTCATCTATATTAGTCTTCAGTTCATCGAGCTTGTCGATGTACTCGGCTGCATAATGATCTGTCATCGATGCCTCGACGTTGGTGTGTACCAACTCCATAGGCGTGATGTTGCCATTACGCGATTTGGTGGAAGCAGTTCCTGCGCCGATCTTTTGGAAACGAACAACGTTCCCGCTCACCTGCTGATTACGAATGGTGTTCTTTAGTTTAGAACCCATGCGCTGATAAGCCATGTGAACTTCGGACTCAAACTGCTTGATAAAGGCGGTATCAATAGTATTCGCCATAACAACAGTCCTTCCTGTTACAAGGTTTTTACAAGTCCCGGTTGTCCGCGTCGCTCGTCATATGGTTATCCAAATGGGCCATCAGTTAGACGCAGGCCGTTCGTTATTCTCGAATGACATTTCTATATGAGATGCGCAACGCACAAATCTTAATACTTCGTAGCTATTCACTATTGTTGGAGTGTATGCAAAACAAAAACCAAGACTGCGCAACCATTTGATGCTGCGCACATGATCAATCGGAACAACATTCTCAAGGATGTCATACTGCGTTTGGAAATAAGAAACCATGTCTTTCACCATCCTGTGAAAGTCCAAAGCATGATCTTCAACTAATGATGAGCCAAGAAGCCATATAGAACCAATGCGATCTTCAACATTATGCAGCGGCAAAACACCACCCATGCAGATTGGAGTCTTGCCAACTAACGCTGTAAATGTTTCTGCATTATCTATTGTGAGAGGTAGATGTAAAGCGCGCCACGGTGTTGAACCTTGTATCATGCACTCGCGTAAATCTGTCAGGCGCAAAAGATGTTGCAGCTTCCCAGCATGAGTGGCAGTAGCGCGCTTTACTTTGATCTGGCCGTATTTAGCCTTGATACATTTTGGAGAAGCCATCTTCTACCTGCTTCACAAATGCTGGATCACGAGCGCCTTGTTTCCAATAGCGTTCATCCATCATCATGGAGCGCAGTTCGTCTTCAGACAACTGGCTCCCAGCTTCTACATTGCCAGCAACCGGAGTTACATTGATTGCTGACATGATTTTTTCGAGGACTTCGATTCCGTTAGCTGTTTCGCCAAGACGTTCAACAGCGTCATATTGTTCTTCACTGAAGAACTGGTTTGCCCATAGCTTGACAGCTTCAATACGAGCGTCAGCATTTTCACCGAGCTTGGTATGTTCTTCTTCAAGGTCGATGCCTCCAGTGAGGGCATTGACATACTTCTCAATCCCTGCCTCGAACTTCTCTTGACCAAAACCATGATCATAAGAGAACTGCGCCCACCAGTTAAGGAGATCGTCACCAACAGCCGCCTCTTCATCAAGGGAGTCTGGGATAGTATAATCACCAACGGTGGCTGGTCGATCTTGCCATTGCTCTTGGTGCAACTCTTCTTTGACTGCTGCACGTAGCTCTTCGTCAGTTTTGCCCAGCTTGCTTTCAAGATGTGAGTAAGATGAAACAAGGTCTTCTGGAGTTTTGAACTTTTCGGGAAGCCACTCAGGCCGTTCTACGGCTCCAGATTGGCTACCGTCAACAGGTGCTTCGGTTGCTGCAACCTCCACATTATCTGCATCATTCATCAGCTTTTATCCTTTCGGCATGTTTGATACGGCGCTCAATGACGCCAACAAGGTAACGCTGACCCTCAAGATGTCTGAGTTCAGCATCGCTTACGTTCCCTCCACTGACTGCTTCAATGGTTATGGAACGTAAATACTTCAACACTTCCTTACCAGAAACTGTGTTGAATACTTGAGAAACTACTAGAGAGATTTCGTTGTCAGCGTCTTCGTTTCGATGGAAACCGTCAAGTCTGACCTTCACTTGGTTGGGCATTCTGCATCCCCTGCATCTGTGCCATTGCTTGAACAATCTGTTCACGCTGCTGTGCATCTCGAATCAAAGTGTCTGGAACTCCAAACTTCTTTGCTAGATACGTTGCAGCCTCTTCAGACGACACTAACAGGTTTACCATCTGTGGGCCAAAACGACCACCCACCATCTCAAGGAAGCGATCAATAGATGCAATATCTTGATTTGCTTGAGCCTGTGCCAGCGGAGATACAGATCGTACTTTTACCTCACGACCATTCAATGTCGGGATATCTATACGGCCTTGCTTCTTTAAAATGTAAACAACACGCTGAAGAACAGGCTGAATAAACTCAGCTTGCAAGCGACCAAAGGCAGAGCCAATACGTCTCGATAAATCAGCCATGCGCTCTGCCACTTCAGTTGCAGTCGCTGGCGTGCGATTTGGATCACCGAGCATGTCATTATATAATGCACGTTTAATGTTGTTACGCATATCACTGAGGATAAGATTAGCAACATCGAACGAGCCAGCAGCACGAATTGGTTGCAGCCCAGAGCTTGTAGGCGACTTAGGTATAATCGTGCCGGGAATCAGATTGATTGTGTCAGTATTGATAACACCATCATCATCCATCTGATAAATACCGCTTATAGCCATTTGTGCGTTTTCAAGCACAAGCTCGATTGTGAGGTTAGTAGTCTTGATAGCCGACAAAGAATTGACAAGCGGACCCCGCCCATACACTTCACCGGCCGCTTTGGACCAGCGGAAACAAACAAAAGGATTTGAGCCAGCACCCTCAAATTCCTCTTCATATAACAACTCACCATCCTCTTTGGTGATAACATAAAAGGCATGTCGCTCTACATTTGGCTTGTCATACAAGCGACAAACGATCTCAATAATTTTGCATTTCCTATCAGGCTGATTCATCACCTTTGATGCCATGTCAGCAGACAAAGCAGCTTTGGGATATGCAATAGGTAAGTCTCGCATACGCAATTCACGTTCACGGTAAACATGATCGATGCGATCATCAGGTCCATTTTCGAGGACGATTTGTGGCAAAGGAACGGCGTTGAACCGCACAGGGTTGAGTGCATCCCCTTCTTCTACAAGAAGACATCCAGTACCAACTGCAAGGTCTAGGAAACTTTCGTGCGCTTCTTGGCCGAAGTTTGAGTTTTGGATGATCTCGAAAACATATTCCGTGACTTCATCGAACTCATTATTGATTCTATCTTGATCAATATCTTCAACTTCAGAGCCAGCAATAAAATCTGCCCACCTAGCAAAGTTCGGACAAATGCCGTTCTGCAAACGTGAAGCAAATTCTTGGACGCCAACAACAGCCGTTTCATCGAATATCCGATCATCTCGACGCTGACCGGGAGACATTTTCGTAAAGCCTTCACGTTGCGGGAGAGCATACTCATAACATTCATCAAAAAGGTTCTCGAATAGTTGACGGTGCGACTTAGCCTTCTCGTACCGTTGGAGGTAGTTCTTTGCTAAGCCGTGCATTACTCATTCCTATTTGTGTTGTAAAATCCAATGCCACCGCTTTGCCCAGAAAGCAGTGAGCGCATACCGCTGCCTTTTCTGCGGCGGGTTACTTCTCCCTCAAGAGCTTCTTGTTTGCGCTGTCTTGCGTCAGCCATTTCTTGTGCCATTCGCTCCTGTCGTTCTGCTTCTACAGCAGGGTCAGGACCGGGGAGCGTTGGAGTTCTAAATACACACATACTAGCCTCTTACATGACGCTTATAATATGCGGCAACGCACAAATCACATGCGCGCCCATAAGCCTTGTCTACGTTTTTTAGGTTGTCGAGAGAAAACATCAAAGTCTGTTCTAGCATTAAATGCTCTGCCTTGTGCATTGTGATTCAAAACTTGACGTCCTTCACCAGCACCAAGCATCAAGTATTGAAGTGCATCATGGATATGACTGAATCGATTTTTCTCTGGTCGATCATCATAACGCTCACCAGATACCTGTATACGACGATAGGCATATCCACCTTCAAACCCTTTGATTAACTCTTTGCATCTAGGGTCAATCAAAAAACCGGCATTGCCATCAACCATCCTGTTGAGCGGTGTACTCACAGCTTCAAGCCTGAGAGACACATCATTACTAGGAGCGGGTCGAGCTACTAAGCCTGCGCCACGCAAGACTTGAAATGGTGTTGATTCATCTGTCTGTGCGCGGAAGTCACCGGATGGGTCACCAAATATATTTACATCAGAGTTCGCATAGCGCGTTGCAATCTCAGCCCGTAGCAGTTCAGCAAAGCGAACAATGCCCATATCAAATGCTACAATCTCTTGCAGAATAAACCAACGACCACGCACCTTTTGCCCAAACACAGCAGCGGGGGTCAAACCAAAGTCGAGTCCACAATAAAGAGGCATTGAGTCAGCTACCGGAATCTCTTCTTTGGCTATGTGTGTATCGCTAACAAACATATTGTATACTGGCTTGCCATCTTGGATTGTGCCAAGCCGATTCATCACATACACATCTATCCATGTTTTACCTTTACCTTGTATTAGATTTGGGTAGTAGCTCTTGAGCATGTGCTTAGCATTTTCCGCTTCTGCGTTTGGCACATAACTTTGAACTTCACCATCTTCATCACGTTTTTCTTTCATACCAGAAGGCTGAATGTAAAAACTCCAGTTGTCTGGCTTCACAAGCATTTTAGCTTCAGAGGCAGGAATGTGATCTGGTATCGGAATCTCGCCAGCCATTATAGGCCACCAGTGATCTTCTTCTGGCGCGTTTGTATCTGCGATGACTCCGGTCCAGCTTGGGCCACCCTCACGCATTGAAGGAAAACGGCCAACACGCATGGTACACGCATCGATGATTGACTTAGGTATCTCGCGTGCTTCGTTAATCCAAACGCCTGTAAGCTCAAGAGACAACAGCTTTTTCACATCTTCAGGACGATCTAGGGCAAGAAAGATTACCTCAAGCTCAAGGTCACCCTGTTTAATATGATGCGTATATGGCACAGACCACGAGAACTTACCCCACTGATCTTCGGGAAACCAGTCGAGCCACGTTTTGATGGTCGTCGTACGGAGTTGCGGATTGGTGTTACGGACGATGGCCCAGCGACTTTTTCGTTTGCCGTCACTGCTTTTCTCCTGCTGTAACGCTCTACGAAACACTTCAACGCAACAAGCAACAGACTTACCGGAACCAACAGGGCCACGAATACCACGAAAGAACGTATCGTCTTTCATAAAGGTCTTCAGCACTTCACCATCTGGCTTGTACTTAAATTTCATCTACCTTGTAATCCTTGCCAATACGAACAAGTGTAGCAGCAGTCTCTGGGCCAATGGTTGCTATGAGCTTGTCCGCTTCATAGTCAGTACAAAACTCTTTTGGAAAATATTTAAAATGCACATGCTTCACAACTTTACGCAGCACGCGCCGCTCTTCTGGCTTGAGCGAATGCAGAAAAGAACTCATCTATATCTCGCTGTTTTTTGAGCTATCTTTTTGGGCTGACGCGAAACCTGTTTACCGGCGCGACGAGCTTTCCGCTTAGCCTTCGTAGTGGCGGCGTATTCCGCAGACGATAAGGCTGCGATAGCACGAGACGGTAAATATCTTTCCCCGGTAGCTTTTGGACCTTGCGTGGACGGCTTGCCACTCTTTGTCCTCCACTTCTGGTTTGTCCAGTTCATCAGGCTCCGTTGTGACTTTGCTCTAGCGATAGCCGCCTCCCTTGGCTTTGTATTCGCGAGCCAGCATCTGAGCTTTCCTAGCTGACCACTGACCGGGAGCGCCGCCCTTGCCACCAGCCTTGATGCGATTAAAAAGGTTCTTACGCATTGTTGGCTTTGTGTAGTTGCCAGCTTCGTTTACGCGAGATTTCTTTTTCATTATAAACCTGTTGGTCTACGGCCAGGGCCACGAGATGCAGAAGCGCTTCTTGCTTCATTCATCCCCAGCATTGTACGACGATTACCACTTGGCGTTATAGGATTAGTAGCAGAGGCAACCGTCCGATCTGGTCTTTCTGGATCAGGGTCACGCTCCCTAGCTGCTTTTGCATTGCGTGCCGCTGTCGCTTCTCCAATAGTATTGTATCTAACACCATCGACAGTAAGGTCATCACGACCTTCCATAAGCCTACCTGTATCTGGATCGCGTGTACCAATAACATCACCACTCGATCCATACACTGGGTCTTGCCCTGCTTGCAGTCCGCGGATTAATCGCTCTGCAAAAAAGTTGCCCATAGCATTGGCAACATTCATTGTCATGATAGGTGAGCCACCTTCGGCTGTTCGATCATCAATTCGCTTTTGAATATTACGAACAGCAAGGTCACGCATCTCTGGCGTAGACGGACGCTCTCGCGGAGATGTAGCAGTTGCCTGACGAACACCAGTTGCCTTCTCTGCTACATTCCCACGACCGCGCTCTTGCTCTGCAAACCCGGTGCCTGACATGCGAGGCTGCGGACGCCGCTCGACAAAGCCAGCCTTCAGATTAGTGGGAAGGCGATCCGACGAATCTTTGGTGGCACCTTCCTTGGGTTCTGGAGAGCCAACACACATTACTTCTTCTTCGCTTTCATAATTCTCATTTGAAGAGACTTAGGAAGTGTCTTCTGTTTTGCCGTCAGACCACCAGCCTTTTTGGCTGCTGCTTTCTTGGGACGACCACGCTTTGAACCATAAGTTCCCGGACCCATAGGCATCAGGCTTTACTCCTCTTCTTCTTCGCTTTGTTACGCTTAGAAATGGCTGCTGCCTTACGCTTTGCATCAGCCTTCGATGAAGCTCCCCACGCACGTAGCGAAAGAAGCAAACGAGTAGGACGTCCTTTGGAATCACGCTCTGGACCGGGCATCCCACCCATTCTTGCAAGGAAACTCGCACGACGCGGGTTGTCTCCTGATTTTACCGGCGCTCTTAGCTTGCCGCCTTTATAAGAAGCACGCCCTTTTGCATTGAGGCCACCCTTCGGGTTTTTGCCTGCCTTGCGAGTCCACGCCGGACTTTTGAACTTTCTAGCCAAGTTTCCTTGCCTCAACAGCTAACGTATCTAAAGCAGTATCAAGTAATCCCTTGCGCTCTGCATCCATCGGTGTAGCAGGAAACACTGGCGCGATATTATCATCTTCAAACCAAGTGGGCCGAGGTGATGGCCTATCTTCTTCTACTGCATCTTCGGGAGGAATATAGATGTCTACATATTTTGCACCGCCCTCTTCTGGCGATACAGTGTCTGGCGCAAACTGATTGCCAAGTATGCGCAGGTATGGGTACATCCTACCCATCATACCTTTTTCTTGATTCATGCTAGACCTGCGCATAGCGGCTTTGAACTGGGTGACAAAATCAACGTCATTGCCTTGATCTTGCATCACCTCGCCTATCTCATCGAGATATTCCATCACAAAGCTGGGATTGCTTGAGAAGTCATACTTATCAGTAATGCGATAGCCTTCACCGTCACGCTTTATAACAAACGTGCCGAGCATCAATTTTAAGTCTGTAGAGAAGCCCTGATCTTCAAAGTCTTTGAAAAAGCTCTGCGTGCCAAAAAAATCATTGACCAGACGATAATCAATCTGGTTTGCGCGTAACGCACGAGCCTCACGTGTCTGCCCTCCCGCTTCATACCTTCTAATATGCGCAGCAGTAGTCGCTTCATCTTTGTAGTAATGATCGCCGATCTTACGCAGCACAGCTAATAACTCAGGGGATAAGCTATCAGCAGTCAACCTGTCCGAGTCCATAAACTCAGGAAGCAATGAATTGAATGCCGCTGTTAGATAAACTTTTTGATAATCTCTCATGCCGCATCTTCATCGCATAGCTTACGAAATATCAACGCACAAATCGCGCACGTACCCATAAGCCGAAAAACAACAGAATCAATGCAGGCTGTAAGAAGACAAACAGAATCAAGTTCCATGCTTCATAGCTGATGCCTGATGCAGCTTCCATCCACAGAATGACATCGACGCAGTAAAGAAACCAGTAGTTGACTTGCTCTGTCATAGCGACCTCCTAGTGCATATGTGCAACAAGCCTTTTTTAGCAGGAATGTTTGTATAGGTCCATTGCGGTGTGCCTGCCGCCTACTTTTTCCCCCCACCCCCTCTATCTACACTCGGCCCTAGCTTAGATCGATCGACACAGATATCTCGCCTGCGTGTAGGTGCATCATCCTGTCTGGACTCTTGAAGCCAGCCCTGTCGAGGATGTCCTTGCTTGCCTCCAGCTGGACGTACTCTGACCGTGCGCCCTGTGCCAACTGCATCACCTTTGCAGCCGCTGTCGTAGCATTGAGTCCTATCGTTTCAGATACTCTCTGCATCATATACTGTTGTACGTGTTGAAGCTTCAAAGCCTTGCTGGCTGTCACTCTCCCGGCTTCGCCCTTGGCGTACCCGGCGGCTTGCGCTGCTTCCTTGATGCTACATCCTGTTGCTACAAGCGTATCTACCAGCGCGGTCTGTTTGTCTGTCAGCTTCTTCGTTGATATGTCCATCTTATGTGCCTCGGGCCTTGCCCTCGGGTTCATACCCCCCCTGCAATCCCCCCCATTGCTACAACCGCCAGAACGCTGTGTCAACGCACATTGCCTTACGGCGGCTGCTTCGCAGCGGCGGGATGCGGCGCGGTCGCTTGGTCGCGAACGCCTTACCCGCGATATGTGCGCGAGAACACCGCGCCACAATTCCCTGTGGCGCTGTCCCGCTCGGGCCGCTCGGGCCACACAACACCTATCCACACGGCAGCGCAGGTCCGACTCGCGTCGGGCTGCGCTGCCTGACCACAAACGCCCTGCATCCCCCCGCCCCATCCCTCTGCGGGATGGGGTCAAGGCGCGACCGTGCAGTGGCTCGGTCACACCTTGATCCGCGCGGTATCGAGTGTGTCACTGTCTGTCGTGCAGTCCGCGCGGACGGCCGCGCCCCACGTTGCGGGGCGCAAATGGTCAAGTCCAAAGGCACGCTGCGCCTTTGAACTTGAGGGGGCAGTGCGCCCGTGGTCATTTCCAATGGTGTAGTTGGAGATAACCTCCACCTGCAACACTTCAACAACACGATCTTGGGAGATCAAAATGACTCAGAAACTCACAGACCACATCACTGACCTGTACATCGACAACTACGACGTTGGCTCATTCGACGACGAACGGAACATGTATCAGTCAGACGGCACCACCCTAAACGTCAAGTACAACATGGGTGACAAGTACCTGCTTGGTGGGCGCTGCGACCAAGCAGCCTACGCTCTGACTGCGGCCAAGGATTGGTTCGACACCGCCGAAATGCGGTGCCATCAGGCCAACGAGGATCACGGTCCTCAATCACTGCGCGCGCAACGCGCACAGCTTGACCTGAGCAAAGCACAGGCCAAGCTGGCCAATGCCCAGATGTTCTTCGAGATTGACACAAACCTCTTCTACACTTTCACAGGTGTCATCTGGGGAGACGGTAACGTCACGCTCGACAACGGACGTCAATGGTGGATCGAATACAAGGAGCAGATGCGCGGAGGTAACACCGACGCTGCGCCTACCGCCAAGGCGCTAAAAGATCGCAAGAAGCTCCTCAAGCAACGTGCGGCTGACGCATCCACGGCAGCAGGCGTTCACTAACTCCCACAGCGGGGGGCTTCGGCCCCTCGCTTCTTCTTTCTTCTTTCCCCTTAACCCCACTGCCACGCACAAGCAGGTCGGCCCTGCTGCGCACCCCCGAACCCCACCCGGCAAGTGCCACACGACGAGCAAGGTGCCTCACTAAACAACCTGCAACCCGGGGGGTGACGCGCTCCTTGGCTGCGATTTCTTTGATCAAATTCATTTCATTTTGAAAACGGAGTAACCTGATGTCTCAGTTTAGTTTTCGTGAATACTATTTGCTTGTGCGGAAACAAAAGACCGCACAACTCGAACAAATCCTCAACACCCCACGGATGAACGCACGCCTGACACGCAACCATATGGAAATCATCAGACTTGTTCTGCGCCAGCGTGAGCGTAAGTTGGGTATCTTTGCTGAAAAGGAGACAACTACATGAGATCACGGGAAGATTATCTCGAACTAAAACTCAACTCAATCATGTCTGTATTACACAGGCACATGGATGAGCTTGAACAGTTGCAGCTTGCTCGACCTGTTGAGTTTGCAGAAGTCCTTCTACGTCAAAAGCTGCTGCGTGAAATCATCAATGCAATCAGTAGTGTCGATGACAAATACGGTGATATCGTTGATTGCAGCAATGACTGTAACTACTCAGACATTACGAACGGTGAGTGTGAATGCTTCAACCGAGAGCAAGATGAAATCGAATCGAGGTGTCCGGTATGATCGATCAAGGCAGACTGATTGCACAGATTGTACTTGGTGTTTGCGAACTACGTAACTGCCAAGCCAACAGCATCCTCGCACCACGTCGCCACAAGGAAGCGATGTACAACAGAATGTTGGTGTATTTGATTGCTCATGATTATTGCCAACTATCATACTCTGCTATTGGTAGAGTATTGAACCGGGATCACACCACGGTAATACATGGTGTGAAACGTGCGGTTGATGAATACGAAACCAACCGCGACTTTTGTAAGGACTACATCCAACTCACACAGGAGGTCAGATTATGGATGGAACAACAACTCTCAACGACTTCGACTTCCCCGTCGAACTCGTTCCACTCTCGTGTCTTACAAGCGATGGACACAATATCAACGTACCCGAGAACATGTCCCGCGCCCTCATACGGCCAGATACAAATGACGTACTCGGTGTCCATGGTTCCAAGTACAGAATCACCACGCACAGTCAGGTCGTTGACACGGTAGAAGAAGCTGTCGTTCAAGCAAACTTGAGCAGCGACCGCACCATGACGGTCGATGTCCACGAGAATGGCGCACTACTCAAAGGCACCATCAGCTTCAACGACATCACTATCCAGCCCGTTGTTGGTGACTACATTCGCTTCGACATCAACTTCTGGAACTCATACAACGGCCAATGGTCTATCCAGATTACTGGTGAAGGACGCCGCTTGTTCTGTATGAATGGGTGCAGCACCCCACATTCTGTGGCACGCACCTTCCGCAAGCACAGTTCTAGCATCAATCCAAAACAAGAAGCTGCCAAGCTATCAAAGTCTCTTGATATCTTCTTCAATCAAAAAGATGTCTGGAGTCAGTGGGCAAATTGCTCAGTGTTTTTGGATGATGTCGAGTACTTCTTCAAAGAAGAATTGTGTCAGTACCCAAGCAACTCAAGCTGGGAGCGATACAACATGAAGCAGCTTGATGCACTGATGAAGCAGTATCACGAGGAGCGTCAGACTCTCGGCAACACTGCTTGGGCTGCTTACAATGCAATGACTCATTGGGCATCACACCCTGATGCGTCAAAGCCATACAATGTAGAACGCTCACGATCTAATGCAGTTGCAAAAGCGTTGCGTTCAAACACATGGAATACCAAGGTACTTTGTTTGTAGGGAGGCTTTTCCTTGCGCGGCACTAGCAGATGCCGGTCGTCAGATATCCAGCGGTCCCAGATTCTTTGTGTGTGTTTCTGTTTGGTGCCGTCAAGCTCGTGCCTCCCGGCTGTCAGAAGATAGCTGTGCAACACTGACAGTTATTATGGCGAGTATGGTTATCATCTGCGGGGGTCAGTCTTGCTGGTTAGGGGCTGACCCCCATCCCCAAAATCAGTGAAGAACCTGCTAGTTCTTCACCACTTTCTGACTTGGAGGTCACGATGAATCTCAGCATTACATGCAAACCAAATGGAATGACCGTTCAACGCATCGTTCATTCAGACTTCACTACTGTTTTGTTCACCTTTGAAGATGCGAATGGTGGCAAACTCAAAGTAACAGTGAACGAATACGATACAGCCAAATGTTCACATTCAAAGTATCCACGCATACGAGAAGAACATGCGTATATTTCTGCTGCCGGTGTAGATTCTAATGTTGAGCAACGCGCAAGATACCCTATTTTTCTTCAGCAGATGACTGATCTGGACGAATGGGAGACTCGTGATGACTACAAAATTGCGTGAGCGTGTCTACAGAGTGAATGTATATATGACAGCATTTATTGATGTTGTTAATATCAATGATGCATCGGCTCGTGTTATGGCTTGTGAGGAGCTTCGCAGAAAAATCGATGACAATTTTAAGTATGATGTCACCGAAACTGAACTGTATGACGTTGACGAATTGCCACGGTAGCTGTCAGCCACTTGCATATCTGCATCCTTTGTGAATACTGTGTGCATGGATAGTTACTTTGCACAACTAAAAACTCTTTCAAATCAAAGAGATGTAGATTTACGTGCTGCTTTCTCATGGGCCAACATACCCGGCAGCACGTACTATCGTGCCAAAAAACGTGACGACATGAGATACGACACAGCGTTGAAAGTCCTCGATGCCATCAACAGAATTTACGCATCTCAGACAGCCGGTCAACATCGACCCTAACTGGCTACGTACCGTCGAGTGTCTTGTCGAGGCGCGTCACGCACACTCTCTGTCACAAGAAGCACTAGCCCACAAGATCGGCTGCGCCGCTTCTCTCATACACAAATGGGAACAGTACAAACGACTGCCATCAGGCTTCATGTTCTTATGCTGGCTGGAGGCACTCGATTGTGAAATCCAAGTACGACCGCGTAGGTAAAGCAAAGAACTGCGATGCCTGTGGAACGCGCACCCATTACTATGTCTGTCCGCTCAAGCACAGCGGAGGATCGTACAACATCTGTCTTAACTGTTACGAGAAAGAGTCATGGCAAGCCGCGCTCGCGCTAAAGGAAACTACCACGAAAACTGGTTCATCAAATTATTCGAAACGTGGAAGATCAAAGCCAAAAAGCAGCCGCTCTCTGGCAGCTTGGGCGGCGAGTATCGAGGAGACATAGTTCTCACAATTAACGGTGTCGAACTGATCACCGAAGTGAAGTACAGAAAAGGTACGTTCCCCTCACCCTTTACTGTACTCGACCGTAGAGATGCTGCTATATATAAGAGAGGCAACGGCACCGACCCCAAGTGGGTATTGATCCTGCCAGATCATGTCGTTGAAAAGATATGGAGGTCCAAGTGAAATGGCATACAAACTTGTTGATGATGTCATCAACCATGACGTTGGCGATGCTATTGCCAAACTCGTTCTCATTGCACTCGCTCGTTTTGCAAATCAAAACAACCAGTGCTTCCCCAGCCTAGCAAAAATTTGTGAAGTCACTCATCTTTCTAACGCTACCGTGTGTAGAAAGTTGAACTGGCTTGAACAAAATGGATTTGTTTCACGTGAAACATCGAAAGGTGTCTCAACGCGATACACCCTACGTGTCTCACAGAGAGACCAAGTAGTCTCAGAGAGAGACACTAAGCTGTCAGTAAGCAATACAAAACATACAATACCGGATGAGTGGGTAGCATCGAAGGAGTTGCGTAACTCCATCAATGCTAAACTCAAATTGGAGGTCGACCATGACTATGAAGAAACTAGATTCCGTAGCTGGAACCAAGCTCACGGCAAGAAGCTCACAGATTGGGACGCAGGCTACAAGCTCTGGTGCAATCGTATTGACCCAGAAAGAAGCCCAAGGAGCTTTGGAAGTATTATCCCAGCCAGATCGTCAGCCAAGCGGCACCAACCTCAATCTTCTTTCTTCTCTCGCGCAGCACGGAGTCTCACTGGAACCTGAGTTTACATCGAACTATGAGGTAAAAAAATTCAAACCAACCTTGGCTCGTGACGTCAACCTAGATGATTGTCGTCGTATGATTGAGATGGCTATGGTTCCTATGACTGTTGCTGATATGGAGAAAGCATTGCTGACATCTATGATGTTGATGACCAAGAGTCCCGGCGACACAGCAGAAGACTGTGCTATGCGTTGCAAGCTGTATGCTAATCAAATGCAAGATTGGCCTGCTGACTGCTTCAACTACACATTGAAGGTTGTGACTCGGCATCACAAATGGTGGCCAGCCTTTTCTGATTTCTACAAAGAGTACTCATGGATTGTACGTCCACGATTGAAGATGCAAGAATGTCTTTCAGACTTGACCTAGGTGCATATATGCACTAAATATATTCCAACGATTGGAGGTCGTAATGGAACGCACTGGATTTATTGGCGGCTCCGACATGATGACTATCATGGACGGAGATTGGGAATATCTTTGGCAGATCAAAACGGGTCGTGCAGTGCCTGATGATTTGTCGAATGTCTTCCCGGTACAACTCGGCATCGCCACCGAAGAGTTCAATATGTCACTGGTTGAAGATGCAACACTGCCGATGGACCGGCAGCATGTTGTTGCAAACTGGTGGGAAGGTGTGCCGCTCAAGGCAACGCTCGATGGGTATCGCCGTGATCTCAATGGCAATGGCGTTGGTGTAGAGTGCAAGCACACTCACGAACGAAACACCCTTGATAACCAACTTCAAAAATATATGCCGCAGCTTCAGTTCTACATGTGGGTTGCTGATTGCCAGTATATGTATTTCGCCAACATCTTTGGCAATCGTGATTGGAAAATGTGCAAGGTCCAGCGTGACACTGCATACATTGAAGCAATGCAAACACCGCTGAAGGAGTTTTGGCATTTCGTCAACACTGATCAGCAGCCACAGCTTCCGCACTATCCTGTCATGCAACCCGGCATTAAGCACATACCAATTGATGACATGATCAGTCGTGACATGAACAGCGACAACCAGTTTATGGATCGCGCCCACACCTTCATCGAAACGAAGGACGCGCACAAGGTCCACGAATCAGCCAAAGCTGATCTCAAAGCCATGCTCGGCGAAGACGAGCGTGAGCTTGTATCGGACGTACTGTCCGTAAGACGCACCAAGTCAGGTGTACGCATCACAGCCAAAAAGGAGGTGTAGTGTGACGCAAAACCAACAAATCCTAGCAGCCTTGAGGGATGGCAAACGCATCAGTCCGCTGTCCGCTCTGCAAGACTATGGCTGCATGAGACTCGCGGCTCGTATCTATGATCTGCGGGATCAGGGCTGGGATATTCAGTCCATTTCAACAACCAATGGCAAAGCCACATGGATGGAATATAAAATGGCCGAGGACGCTGCCACATCCCCGGCCAGTGTTCAAACAGATTGGAGGTCAGTTTGATGACTAAACCTACCTCAAAGGACTCGTCGCCCAAAGCGAAAAGTGATCCGAAGATACAACATCTTGAGCAAGCACTTGTTGCTTGGCACAAGACCTTGCCCTCTGCATCAAAGGGCGGCAGCAATCCTCACTTCCGCAGCAGCTATTCAACGCTGGAAGAGGTCATTGCTGTAGCTGAAACTGCCACAGAGTTTGGCATTACCTTTACTCAACTGACTGACTTTACAGTCATTGAGGGTGGCGTCATCGAATACGTGAAGACATGGGTCATGCACGAAAGCGGTGAACGTCTAGAAGCCCGTACCCTTATCAAAGCTAAGGATAAGAGTAATCCCCAGCAGATGGGTTCGGGTATCACCTATGCTAAGCGTTATGGTTTACAAGCCGCGCTTGGCATCCCATCCGAAGACGACGACGCAAATGCTGCCACTAAACCAAAAGCTGAAGAGGTCGTCGAGTTCGGCAACAAGGCAACAAACACCGATGGAGGTTGGTAACATGCCTATATTCAAGTCTAATATCGCTATCCCCCCACGTCCTCTTCCTACGCCTAATTCAAAGGGAACCAAGAAGTATGCTTGGCTTGCTAATTGGAAGGTTGGGGATTGTATCGAAGTTGATACCGAAGAAGATTGCCAGCGCATCGACGGTGCTGTAAGGGCTTTTGGATTTGGTGGTGTGCCGGGCAAGCTGTCACGCCGTAAGATCAATGAAGATGGTCAGACCTTTTACCGTGTATGGAGGATTTCTTGAGTCAGTATGACGACACGGATCGTGGGGCGGCATTCCCGCCTCGCGAGAACCAGCAGATGATTCTGTCTGGTCCAATCAATGACAACGGCGAGGACTCTCGTGTCGCCGTTGTCAAATCAATGCTGCCTGATGGCCGGGTTATCTTTGACCTGTACCAGAAGGTCGGCACCTTGTTCGACAATGAGTCGGAGAAGCCCAACGCACCGCACTTCACCGGTCCATGGAAAGGTCGGCGGGTCGCTGCTTGGAAAGCAGAAAAAGACGATGGCACTAAATACATGCAGCTTCGTCTGTCAGACCGCATGGCAAAAGAACAGCCAGCAGTCCACGAAACTGAAGCCACCCCGCTTCCGGCCGATGACATCCCGTTCTAGGCCGTACGCCGCCGCACTGCTCTCTACAAAGCGAGTGCGGCGGCGATCACGCTTCCGGCAACGAACTGCCTTAGTTATACTCGCTGCCCTTGTAGCAACCTTTATCCTGATTGGAGAGTAGTATGCCATATGCGCAATACGTAAACCGACACCTTGTCGGTGGTGCCATTGAAGGCACAAACCACGGCACCAATGACCGTGTTATTCAACAAAGAAACAAAGAAGCATGGAAGAAAGTCTCTGAGAGTTTGCCTGATGATGCGTTTGCTGATGACGTTGTGTTTGTAGATACCATCCCTTTTGTAAGGGGGTTCAGCGCACAATGATCTTGATCATCCCAAGAAGCGACGGTGTAGGCGTCAGCATTGGCGGCGAATATCATCACATCACCATGACTGCTCAACAGATGTTCGAAATGTCACAACGCTTCCAGCAAGCCGGTCTAGAAATGCTTAGACAGGAACAGCTAGAAGCCTCATTTTCTCTATCAGACGCTCTGCGCGGTTTGGAACCTGCCGATACCAACGGCTCGACTCCATCTCATTAGCGGCTGTGTCCCAATCCCTGTCATCAACCGCAGCTTTCATCTTCTTGAATTTAGAAAGCCTCGGTAAGCCCATGTTGAACATCATATTGGCGATGACAAGCTGAGCATCTTCGGGAAGGTCGTTGAAATCAGGATAGAGCTTCAAGCAATCTAATCTGACACGATCAACGTCCTTCTCGAATACCTCACGTACACGCTCCTCTGACACTGGTGTGCCTAGCGGCTGACCAAATTCAGGGTCATCCTGAGTAACGAGATGGCCGATTCCGAACGTAGCGTAACCAAGATGATCGTTATAAATTTCGAACTTACAACCTTCATCAACTTCCAAAGCGGTGATCAGTTTTTCAATGTTCACTTCTTCAATCCTTTCAGTCCGCGTAAACCAAAGCTCGCTGCTATCGAGGCGTACATCGCCCACTGAAACCAACTCGGTGTTCCCTCCAGCGCAGTAAAGCCACGCACCACATATGGCTGCAACGGCGGTATGAAACACATCGCAATGATCACTATAAATAATATAGTCCATGCCTCGTCCTTCCAGCTATCTTTGCTGGCTTCGGCCATGACACGCTCCCACCCCGCTTCATGCGTAGCTGCGACACGCATCACCTCGGCCTCGGCTTCGGCTCGTGCAACTTTGACTTGACTCTGTGCTTCCTTCTCCGCTGCCTTACCTTTTAGCCACCCACCAGCTAACTCTCCAACAATCGGTATCAATGCCTGTATCATTTTTCGCTTCCCAACCAGACGGCGAACGCCCCTGTCATTGCGCCAGTGACCGTAGCTGTCAACGCTGTGGCCTGTGAAGTCATCGCCTCGGGCGGCAACGAAATGAACCATTCGATCACGCGAATGTACATGAACGTCATCACAAACATCATAATGCGTGGCAGTATTTTCCAAGCAAGAAAGCGTTCCATCGTAACTTCCATCATAGTCTCCCTTGATGGTGCAGTATCAGCATAACCAAAGCGCCAACAACAGCCAAGCAACACAGCGCAAAGATAGAAATGATTGTCCATTCGACAATCTTTTTACGCTTATGTGCAGCAGCAATCTCAGCCTCACGCCTAGCCACTCTAGCTTTAGCCTGAAACTTTTGCCAATCATGCCATAGACCGGGACGGCCAAGGATAATCATCATTTGTTTAAGTTCTTCTTCTTTCTCACGAATCTGTTCAAGAGCCATAAACTCTTCTAGATCGGAGCCATTGCCTTTCTTTGCTGCCTTAGATTGCAGCTTCTCTTTAGCACCAACAAACTCAGCAATAGAATTGGCAGCAGAAGCTATATCCTTACCATTGCTAACGCATTGTTTTATAACGGCGAATGCCGCATTGGCTGCTGCAAGCTCAGCTAACATCAGTACACCTTTGTCTTGCTATCTACCACGACCGGCAGACAATAAGCGGTGATGTTTTTTCCTTGTTTGGACAATCGTTGAGCGAAGTACACGCAGTCATCGACACTGCGAAAATGCATATCATTACTTTTGAGACGTTTGTCGTCACCCAGTCCCATGTAAACAAATAATAAAAAGACATGAATCATTCATTCACAATGATCCCTATAAGAAGCAGTATGGTAGTGCCAGCAGTTCCAATCATTATGTGTTCGATGCGCTTAATGCGCAGGATTGTTTCTTTCCAGCGTTCAGCGCAGACTGCTTCATGAGTATCTAGTTCAGCCTTAACTGATGTGACGGTTGGCTTGCTCATTTAAAAGCATTTAATCCTCTATATACAAATATACATTTTCATCAGCATCTCCCTCTAGCGGAGAGTCTAAGTGTGAAATGGAAAAATGATATGCCATAACTAATTTATGAGCAGTGTTAGCTGCAACATTAACGTTCGGTATCCTAAGCCAGACATATGCATTTTCAGTCGTGCCGCTTGACTCAATAAACATATAATCTTGATTTGCGACTTGCGGAACGACTGCCTCACCAGCTTCAGGAAGGGCAGTTGTGCCGTTTTGAAATGCTGTAGCAACCCCATCAGTTGGGCCTGTAAAAGTGCTGGTTGTGTGACCTCCTCCACCCCATCGACCGGAGGATGGCGCAACAGTAGCATCTGCAAAGTTATAAGTTAAAAGATCGGGTCTTGTGTTTGCATTGAAATTTGGTGAGCCGGGATTTGCGCCTGTTGGGTCTATGTCATCAGTTGTAGCAAAAGACACATTTACATTTGTATTGCTGCCGGGTGGATTAGCTTGACCAGTAGAAAAAACAACGGCTGTTGGGCTATGAACCTGCAAAGCACCTAAAGCAAAATCATTGTGAAATGTGGCGTTATTTAAGCGCAGCCTGACGCCTATATAAATTGTCAGAGTCGTAGAAGTGCTGGTAGTAAAGGTAATATCTTTAACGGAATAATTGGTATCATCGTCGTTATCAGATTGACCGAAAGTCCCCTCTTCGTTCGCCGGTATAACAACGTAATCAATATTTGGAATAGCAAATACAGTGTTCAGGGCAGATAGCGCATGAGCATGATTGCTATCATTTGTACCAGAACGGGAAACACCACCTCCACCGCCCCCACCGCCACCACCGGTAGCAACAATGACACGCCGTCTGGCACTCATAGTGCCTATGTTGCCAACGCCACCAAGCATTATGACATCTCCGTCACAAATACCGTTCCAGCTTCCGAGCTTTGGATAGCTGCGCATTTCTCACCAGCGGTTACTTTGAAATACTCCACTTGATTGGCTGGCATGAAGGGCAGTGAGGTTGTGGCTGTCGGTGCTGCTGCAAAAGTAATGTGACAATCCTTGGTTGCCACAATTCGAACCACTGTTGTGCCAGCAGCAAATGCACTACCTGTTGCGGCACTTGATCCGCTAGTGGTAATCGTTTGTGTTGTACCCGGCGCTAACGCTTGTATTGGGTAAAACTGATTTTGGTCTATTGCAAGTACACTCATTTTTCTCTCCCTATTCGGCATCCTGTATGGTTAAACTGCCAGCAGCAACCTGCCGCATGATTTCGGCATAATGGCGATTGGTTGGGTCTATTGCTACAGACAGGGTTTCGCCATCCACGACAATAGTCACACTCACGTTAACCGGAGTATCCCCCTCGTTTTCTGCAAATTGATGATATTTTGCTGAAGTAATATTCATATTTATAACTCCGCATCTAGGTGAACACTGCAAGAGCCACCAAAGCCAGCCACCAAAGTGTTTACTGTACCTGAGTTAGTAACGGTAATTGTGACCCGTGGCGCTTCCATTGCAGAAAAAGCAGCACCAGTAGCAGTTGCCGTAACTGAACCACGAAGTGCTGAACTGAAAGAGACGAGAGTTGGATTGGCTCTGAGGTTCACAGGAGTTTGTACGGCCACTGAAGTGTTACCAGCACTATCGGAAGAGCCTAAACACTGTGCATCACCTTTGAATAGATAGCGTTGGCACTGCAAAAGTGTGTCGCCAAATGACCGATGCTCAAACGGCGTAGCTTGTGGGCCGACTTCTAGTTGGACTCCAGTTAAATGGAAATCGTCACTTGTACTTGCACCGATTGCAACATTCAAACCTGCTGCTCTGTCAGCTTCAGTCGAGGCTTCCCAAGCTGTTGGCACTGCCCCAGTGTTGTAAGTTGATCCGGCAGCAAGCCACCACTCAATATCTAAAGAAGCACCGTTATCATTATTGAAAGCACCTGTGGTATCTCCAGCAAAAGTAATACTTTTAAATTCCCAAGTATTTGCAGAACTGATTGTGTATGTTGCTCCGATTATGCGGCTATTATCTAAATCTCTCAAATTGACCTGATATGTGCCTGTTTTACTCGACCTTACATGAAAAGATAAAGTTGTAGATTCGGCAGCAGATGTTCCCTTTTTGAGGTGTTGTAAGTTTTGTCCCTCTAAGCACTGCATAAGAACTAAGTAGTTAGGCGATGCGTCTGCTGACGTACAATCTAGCTTTAAGCTATTAGAAAAACCGCTAGGCGCAGTAGTTGATTGACTTTCAGTAAAGGTTCCACTGCTGCCATATTGAACCTCCCACCTGTCACAAGTTGAATAAGTGGCCGTACTCGATAGACTAGCTACACTCGTATTTCTTTGCGCCACCTGCATTGCACCGTTGATAATCAGGTTCCTGCCTGTCAGGCCACCGGCATCTGCCGAACCGGCTAAGTCTGCAAAATCTCTAGCTCTGCTCATTGTCCTGACTCCAGTGCAGCAACCTTGGTTTCGAGTGTCTCAATCTTGGCGATGGCTTCTTTCAACGCGCCGGTTAAAAGCGGCACTAGCTTGGCTTGGTCGATGCCCTGCATAACTGCATTACCATCAGTATCCACCTCGTTGTGTGTGCCGGTGACAGCCTGAGGCACAACCGTCTGCGCTTCGTGAGCGAGGAAACCATCAACCGTTGTGTTAGGCTCTACAATAAAGTTGAACCGTTTCGGAGCAAGCTGCTTCACACGATCGATTGCGCCAGTCATGTCGGCTACATTTTCTTTGAGCCGGTGGTCTGACGAAGTGTTGTAGCCGGTTGCGGTTGACGTTACATCGATTGAACCAACGTCAGATGTACCTCTGTTGAAGCGTACTGCTTCACCAGTGCTCGACCGGCCTACAAGCAGCGTAACGCCTGCGTTCCTATAGAGAACAAGTGCGCCGTTATTACCTTGCCATTCAAAGCCGCTAGTAAAGTCGCCGGTGGCAGTTTTATTGAAAAAAACAGTGCCGTTTACGTTTAGCTTTGACGCTGGGCTGGTATAGCCGATCCCGACGTTGCCACTGCTGTCGATACGCATACTTTCAGTGCCAGACCCGCTTCCCCTAAAAAACCGTGTTGAACCAGAGCCAGCATCACCATTCCAAATGTTAAGGTTGGTGGCACTGTCTAGCTCCATCAATGCAAAGCGTCCAGACGATGTTTCGTCTAATCGTACAGATGGGTTTGAGTTTGAAGGAAAAGCCGCACCAGATTTCTCAATCGTTATAGGGCGAACTGGTGAAGAAGCATTGATTCCTAAATTAGCATTAACAATCACATTGCCGCTAAACGTACCACCGGCAGAAGCAGATACCATGTCAGCCGTAGTAAATGACTTGAACGCATAGATATTCACAATGTCATTGAGAGCCGCACCAGAAGCTAAAACAACGCTAGTACCGTTGGTCGCTGTAAAGTCTGATGGATCAAGGACGATGCCATTCATCACAACTTGCAGATTATTTACTGTATAGGACAAAGTGGCGCTGTTGTCGTCAGAACCAGAGAATGTAGTCTGCCCTGCCGTTGCTGTGTATTCGTACAGGATTAGGCTGGTTTGTCCAGCAGAGGTGGCAGCAATCCAATTTGCACCGTCGTAAACCCGCATCTCGTTGGCGGTGCTGTTGAAATATAATGCGCCAGAAACTAGGGCGTTTCCGTCATTATCGGTTGATGGGTTGCTGGTCTTACTGCCAAGATAGGTGTCATCAAAATTGTCAAATACTGCAGCCGCAGATGCAGCGCTGACCGCCGCAAGACTCTGACTATTTGCAGCAGCCGTAGCAGATGTTGCTGCATTAGTGGCAGATGTTGCAGCATTAGTTGCGCTGGTCGATGCCTCAGATGCTTTTGTCGTAGCCGTGGTTGCACTTGTAGAAGCCTCTGATGCTTTTGTTGTAGCTGTAGAGGCAGATGTGCTGGCATTTGTTTCACTTGTACCAGCAGCAGTTTCAGAAGCCGCAGCAGCGGTGGCACTTGCAGCCGCCGCAGTCGCAGATGCAGCCGCGTTTGTTGCGGATGTTGATGCTTCACTGGCTTTTGTCGTTGCTGTAGTAGCACTACCAGACGCAGATGTTGCACTAGACGCAGCAGCGGTGGCACTGGCAGCGGCATTAGTCGCATTTGTTGATGCATTTGCAATATCAGTAGCGGATGGCCCAGCTTCTACAGCACCTGATGATGCATTAAATGCAAGAGTCTTACCCTTGCGAGTATCTACATCTGGCAAAGCTAAGTTTGCTGCTGCATCGAAATCAGTAAGACGCAAAGAGCGATCAATGCCATCTTGAAGATCAGCAGCGATAGCAGTAAAGCGATCCAACTCTGTGTTGAGGGATGCGATATTGAATGGACCAGATGTTTGGAAGTCTGTCGTACGCTCGTGATCAATGTCCCTCGTGATAACCACCGTGCTACCGCCAGTGGCACCAGTAACAGACATAGTGATAGAGCCAGTAGAGCCGCTACCACCACTAGCAAGAGTATAGTGCGTAGTTTTTGTTTTTTGCGTGCCATCAACATACACGTTGAGATCATCGAGATCGAAGAACTCAAACGGAACAGTGAACGTAGTTTGCGTTACACCCTCGGAAACGCTGTAACTAATACGCGGATCATTATCTGAAAGGCTAATCGTCATAGTTTTCTCCTATCATGCAGCGCATATGCTATCCACGCACATTATTCAAACCAATCAAGCAGGAATGAAATCAATGGAGATGTTGGTGAGTTGTAACCAAACTGCTTTGCAGCCTCTGTTTCTTCTCCATTAAAGAACTGTTCAGCAGCTTGATACCAAGCAAACAACATACCGGGCGCTGCACCAAGAGGTTCGGTAAGTACATCACCTATGCTCGGATTATATTTAGGTTTAAGGAGAGCTTCATCGGCTGTCATTACACCTGTGCCGATTGCAACATGTGTTGCTATATATGCAAGCTCACCATAAACGCCCATGAGGCCAGATTGATCGATGCTGCGCTGTAGGATTTCTGTATTACTGCGCTTCTCAAACCACCACGGATTACCGAGTTGTTTTAGATGCAGAACACTATAGCCCAGCCCGATTAAAGCAACGCCGCCAACAAGACGATGACGCTTCATAGGATCAAACATACCAGCAGTAATTCTATTGGTAGCGCCAAGCATAAAGTTGAAGAATTGAAATGGCATAGTCATCGCTTGGCTTTCCAAGCGGGCAACCTTGATAGATGCTGATGACGCCCGCGTGTCAACCTCAAGGCCAATCTTGTTCATCCAAGGACGATGACGAACATATACAACGCCATCCATCACACGAGGCTTATCGTATGAAGTAGCGTGTAAAATGGTGTTGCCAATACCAGCATTCATAGCCGTATTCCATTTAAGAAGAATCTCTCGTTCTGCTTTTGTGGATTTCGGCCAAGCATCGACATTGGCAAAGATGTAACGATCACCTTTCTCATGCGGATATGATGCAATGATACGTGCATCATCTTCATTCAAACCCATACGAGCCATATACTGCACATCAGCTTTTGAAGCTGTGTTGTTAGCCATTTTAATCAAGACATCCATGTAATGACCGGAGCGATGCACGCCATCAATCATCTTGAACCAGTACGTCAACGTACCGAGGCCATTACCAAGCACCGGAATATTGTAATATGCACGTGTAATAGGATTAAAAATACGCTCTTGCAGATTAGGATTTATGCCTTCGATGTTGTCAGCAATAAATCTTTGCTGAAAGCCTCCGAGTGCAAGTTCATTTGCTTCACCAGAAAGACGAACAACATTCTTTGCTTTTTGCATCAGAGCTTTATCAAGTTCAGAGCGATGAGCAAGGAACAGATTGCCGGGGCCACGCTCCATTATGATATTGCCAACATCAGTAACTGAGGCAATCGATGCTGCATCAAGGTATGACATGCCAGCGATCTCTTTGAGAGCCTTGCCAAACTGAGCATCAAATCGATCTGGGCTTTTAACGTACTCACCCATCGTGCGCTCATAATCGAAAAGAAAGTCTTGCCGCAATCCTTGGATTTTCTTTTCAGAATACCCAGCAGAACGCATATCAACTTCAAATTCATCCAAGATTTCTTCGATACTGCGATTGCCAAAGTTACGGACAAACTCCATCCGCTTGCCAATACGTTGCGCATAGCTGTGCAACACACGTGGGTCTTTGATTATAAAATCAGCAATCAAATGTTCTGGGATATCGATCATACGATGGCGCAGGTGCTTGCCTTTTGGCGCACCAGCAGCAACATCCATGATTGTAATTGGCTCACCCTCTTCAAGTATTGAAGCAACAGCATCTTTAGCAATTTGTTTAGGGGATTTTGTACCCCTGACATTCTCAAATTTTTGAGTCTCTGGGTTGTACATCTTTTTGATGGGATGAGCGCGAATCCAATCTTCAAAGATTTGTTCAAGACGTTCTCTATTCGAATCACTACTTAGAATTTTGCCTTTATCATAGTAAATCGGGAACTGATATCGTTCTGTAAATCGAGCCTCAATAAGTTCCTCAAAGAACTCGACTTGCTTCTGCATACTTTCGAGTGCTGCTGCTTGCCTCTCTGTTGGGGCAACACCCTTCGATGCGTTCTCATCACGAATTGCAGCGATCTTTTCATTCATATCAATGACACGCTGTTTGAACCATGCTCCGTCATAGAGCATATTCAAATCTTGCAGGTCCATCTGATAGTCTTTGAAAAATCTATCAAGCACCTTCACAGCTTGCTGGTTCTCTGGAGACAGATCAGTTAGATCAAGCCGCCCAGCAGAGTGCATGAGCTTTGCATCTACAATTCCACTAAACCATGTATCGAATGTTTGTTTTTGCTGAGATCGTGCAACAAGATCATCTGTATTATATCCCAACACCTCGGTGCTTAAACCTCGACCAAGCTGATCCTTCGACCAAAGCTGCTTCATTTCATTGATTGTTGTAATAGATCGAGCAACATGCGTCTTTGCACGACGAGCAACTGATTGATGTTGTGTTCTGCCTGTTTCCACATTGAGTGTGCGGAACTGATCAACACCAGCAAGCAAGTGATATGCACGCTTCATCAGTGGCGTGCCATCACGCATAATGCGTTTGCCGGGTGTTGTAAGAATCCTAAATGCTAAAGAGCTAGTGAATGGTGTTTCGACCAAATCACTGCCTTGCGCCATACGATCATACGCAATTTTGTTTGTCTTATTTACATAAGCAGCTTTGGTTGCTTTCGATGGTCGCCCTTTTGGCATTTTAATTTCATCACGAACAGAAGCTCGAATGATTTGAAAGTCAGACCATTCTTGTGGTGTAAGGAAATCAGCCTCTTTGAATGGCTTTGCACCCTCTACTTCTGGGTTTACCCAAGGTCGTCGATCAAACTCTTCACTAAGAGCTTTTTCATCAATGGTGACCTTCTTGCCCTTGATAGAAACGCCGGGAGTTTGAGGAACACCAGCGGCTTTTTGAGATTTTTTAATAAGAGCAACACGTTGTTTTTCGAGTTTTTTTAGTTCTTTAACTAGTTGCTTACGCACTTGCTCTGGCATCAATAGATGCTTTGGGATATCCGCAAATGGTGATTCCGCAAGAGCTTTTGCAAGAACCTCAGGCTCATTTACTTGCCTAAAAATTCTTTGAATTTGTTTATCTAACTCTGCAATTTCAGTCTGAAATGTTTTGCTAGGAGCAGGTGGTGCAACTTCGTTTGAGCCATAACTAATAGTACGCCCACCAAACGACTCAGGCAGTGTGCCTTTGCCTTGGAAGACTTCATCGCGCATGGCAGCGCCTTTACGCACTGAATTATAACTGCCACGAGCCATAGCAGGGACAGAACCAAGAATCGTACTCACCGCTGTCATAGTGGCAAGATTCATTCCAGTTTCTGTTGCGGTGTTTGTTCTATCGAAAGGAGCGCGTATACCTTCAGATACTAAGCCAGTAACAAAGCCACCTCGTGCTGATGCAGCGGCAGCTTGCCTCACTGTCATGCCACCCTTCGCCATCAGGCCAAGCTGCCCCCAAACGGGGATGGCAAATGCAATATTCATAGGGTCGATCAAAGCAGCAACCCACATGCCACCAGACCATATCCCAGCTTCTGCTAGTATATCTTTCTCAGCCCTGCGCCGATCAATGTTTGCGGTAATTGCTCTGTAATGCTCTTCATCTTTAGCCAGAGCTAGTTCGTTTAATTCGTCTTCATACCCAGCGATACGTTCTTCTGTAAACGGATCAAACATAGGGTCATATGTACGAGCGCCAAATTCTACTTGTTCTGCCGCAGCATCAAGCAATGGCCTGTAGTTATATGCAAAGGTTGCTCTGAATGCTTCACCAAAACTTACGCCGTCTGATGGGCGATTCGATATAACGCCAGCATCACTTGGAAGAACATAAGAGCTTTCAACACCAGCAATAGCCATTAGTTAGTAATACCTCTGCGCTCAAGGTAGCTTTCAGCTTGATCCCCTGTGCCGGTAATAGAAGTCTCAGCTTGTTCGATAACAGCAGACCTGACATTTCTTGCTCTAGCTATCTTTGCTTCAAGTCCTCTTTTGAAAGCAGACTGCATATCTTCACTTCTGTTAATTTGATCGGTGCTAATTGTAAGAGGCATACTCGAACCGTTCCGTCGTACATAGTTCCCCTCTGCATCAACAACAGTCCAAACAATCTTACGATTTGTTGATTGATTGCTAGGCCACAAGAAATGTGTTTCACCAATGATATCGGTCACATTCCCAGTGTTGGCCGCAAGTATATCGTTAGCTTTCGTAAGAAAAACATTATAAGTAGTGCCACGACTGCCATAGAATGTTTCTGGAGCAAACTCGTGTCTCGTATACTCAAACCCATCAGGAGAACGAATCAGATTTGTTTCGCCATATATTGCCTGATAAGCATTAGCAACAACTTCGACAGCTTGATCTTTAGGTAGAGAACCAAAAGCACGGATTGCAACGGGCATCAATTTTCGTACAGAGCCGGGAGTAAGTGGCTGACTAAAAAACGTGCCATCAAACTTATCTTGGTTCTCAATCATAAATGTAGAAATGATCCGTTCAGCAGATTGATTTGGTTGTCCAAACGACATTTGGATTTTAGATTCAAGTTCTGGTAAACGGCCTGATCCCATATTTAAAAAGTTTACGCCATCTGCCACACGATCTGTTCCGAACGTATTTGC